ATGAAAAAATTGATTATCTCTGTGTTACTGCTGGCAAGTTCAGGAGCTGCATTGGCTGCGCCGCAGGTTATTACCGTCAGTCGCTTTGAGGTTGGCAAAGACAAGTGGGCGTTTAATCGCGAAGAAGTGATGCTGACGTGCCGACCGGGTAATGCGCTGTATGTCATCAACCCCAGCACGCTGGTGCAATACCCGCTGAACGATATTGCCAGACAGCAGGTAGCAAGCGGTAAAACGACCGCCAAACCGATCGACATTATCCAGATTGACGATCCGGCAAAATCTGGCGAAAAAATGAGCCTGGCCCCGTTTATTGAGCGTGCAGAAAAGCTCTGTTAATTGTCAGATGTAGCTTTCTGATTTCCAATAAAAAACCGCAACGTTCTGGCTGCAGAACTTGCGGTTTTTGCATTCTAGCGGGTGACAATCGTCCTTTTTTTCAGGCCACTTTGGTCGCGGACTGGAAAACCTGGCGCTGTCATCTATTCTTAAATGGCAGGGTAACTTAGCCTGCATTAATGCCAACTTTTAGCGCACGGCTCTCTCCCAAGAGCCATTTCCCTGGACCGAATACAGGAATCGTATTCGGTCTCTTTTTATCTATCTGTTTTCATTGGGTTTTTTCGGTGCTTTCACGAAATCCCACGAAAATTACTCGAAATTTCCATATCCTGTCTAAACCATAACATATTCTGCACCGCGTGCGTCCAGGTATTTTTTGGTCATTGTTAAATTTTTATGCCCCAGCAGTCTCTGTGCGAAATCCTCTCCGCGCTCTCTTTCATAGAGTCTGCTCGCCAAGCTCCTGATCTCATGGAACGGGGGAGGGTTGGGGCCAAACTTTAACTCTGTAGAATCCCTGATATCAGAAAATGCTTGGGTGATTCCGTCCGGAGTTAACGGACCTGGCTTCCTGCCACCACGCCTTACCGCAGAATAAAGCATGAAGTCTGACGGGTTGTTTTTACGACAACGGTCGATAACATCCTGCAATACCAAATCAGCAGAGTCCAGTCGCAAATCAAGTGGCAACGCCAATTTGTGACCTGTCTTTTCCTGCGTGACAAACAATCTTCCATCCCTGATATCGCTGAATCTAAACAGCGATACGTCCTCTCTTCTCTGCCCGGTGACCAGCGCCAGGTCACATGCATTTGCAGCCCATCCAGAATGAGCGGTAGCGGCTTCCCTTATTATCTCAAACTGCTCGAGCAAAAGACGCTCACGCTTCACTTTTGGCGTCGGCGTTCTTGTCGGCTCTGCCGGGTTCCTTTCAATATGCCCCTCGACAATTGCCTCCCTGAAAATATCCAACAATACCGAACGCAGGCCGGAGGCCATGCTCTTCTTATCGCAGAGTATGTAACTCTCCAGGAAAGTAGATACATCCTTCGTGCTGACCGACGATAGCGGCATACGTCCGAATTCATCACTGATAGTGGCGATCTGATTGCGCCTGACCTTCATCGTGTTGGGCTTCAATTCTCTTCGCTCAAGAATTACTTCGTAGCGCTCGAGCCACGCTTTCACCGTAAATGTTGGTGTTTCCTTTATACGATCCAGCAGCGCTGACGGAAGGTAATTCTGGTCGATGTAGTTGTTGGCCTCGATGGCCTGAGAAATGGCGTCCTTTCTGTCGATCCGGCCAAGAGATAATTCTTGACCGGTAATCGGGTTTCGCCAGCTATAAAGCCTGTCTCTTTTACGATAGGTCAGGTTACGGGGCAGGTTAGCGTCGTAACGTACTGGCCTTTTCGCCATGAGTCAGTCTCTCCAGTAGAGTGCCGCCAGTTGGCAGCGCTAAGCGTTTTGATTTGGGACGAAGGTTCTTCTTGCTCGGATCCACATAGATGGCGTCAGGCTGAACCTTATATTCTTTGCCGTGAAGTTCCGGAGCAGGGTAAATGCGCCCCTCCCGCGCCCAGCGGCGAAGTGTTGAAAGAGACGGCGGGGTTGAATAAGTCGAATTCGCCCATTCCTGCAGATTAAGAAGCTTGGCCATACTACCTCCGGATCCGGCAACTCATTATAGAGCTGCCGGAAAACTGTTAATGAAATATCGTTATCAAGAAACCTGACCCGGCAGTGCGCGCAGCCGGCGCATACCTGTCATCGCCGTGGCCACGTAGCTGGCCTTGCGGTTCACCACTTCCACCCAGACCTTCACGCCTTCAACTCTCACCGTGTACGTCTCTTTCATCTTGCTTCGGCCATAGTCGCCGTAGCGTTGCTGGTGGGTAGCCAGTGCGATGTCGCATGCCTGGCGCGCTAACGGGGATTGCTGATTGGCACGGTTAATTAGTCGCATGGCTATTTCCTTCGATACGCTTAAACTCGATCACCCACACCCACGGATTCGAATCGAAACTCCCGGCACCATTGGCCTTATCCCACCACGCTTTAAAACCGTGCATTTCCGGGTTCAGACCCACCTGGACGCCAGCGATCGCATAATGCTCTGCATGGTTGAAGGCACGGCCAGCAACGGAATCGCAGTCCTCAAGCATGTCGCCAAGGTTATCCAGGAGGGCCGATTCATCAGCCGCCTGAAGGCGCTCGACGCGCACATCGGTGATCTCCAGCAGAATACGGCTGGCCCAGCGCGGCATGTGGATGGAAGGTTTCCATTTTCCATATGGGGTGCCGCAGTCAGCTGCATACAGAAGAGCTGAACAGCCAACCGGCTCGTCATGATCAGGCACCGCGCTAAACGTCTCACGCACCCAGAGACGATCACCTGGCTTGCCGTGGGGGCTGTTCCTGTAATTTCCCGCCGATAACTCACCAGCCAATTCATTCCCAGATAGTTCGCACATTGCGTCTTTATCAATATGTGGAAACTTCACGGGCCGCCGAACCTGCGTTATGCTTCCATCAAGCAGGGCGCGCACCTGGTACTCGTTGAAAATCATTCCGCGTTCAGTCATTCCAGGCCTCCAGCTCGTTCTGAATCTCTTCGTCAATCTCATCAGTGCTGGCATCTTCATTGAGGTAGCTCAACGCTTCTTTTCTATACTGCGCACGGCGCTCGCCGTACCACGCTGAAAACTCAGGTGACCAACCGCGACCATTACCTTGAAAATCAACCAGAGCGTTGTCCTCAGCCATACGCTCAACCATGCAGTCGGCAGTTGTCAGGGCGCATTCCCGGATGTAACCGCGGAGGTGGTGTTTGCGCCACCAAGGACTTACTTTCGAGTCGCAACGGCCTTTGAACTCAATTTCCCAGCGACGGATGCAGCGTGCGTTTAAAGATTTACTCATATCGTTACCGGGAGGGCGAACCCTCCCGCCTCCCTTAGGCCACGTATTCCGGTTTCATATCTGCCAGGGTGATGCTGAACTGATCGTGCAGCTCGTCGCCCATGTGACGCTTATTGGTTGCCAGCACTCGCTCAACTTCGGCGAATCGTTCTGCTGCGCCCGGTTCATCCGGAGACGGCAGGGAGTTGATCGCGGCCTCAACCTTGTTACGTGAATCAACCAGGTAGTAGCGCTTCACCGCTTTGTTCTTCAGCTCAGTGAACAGGGCAGAACCGAGCGTGACCTTCGCGCTTTCGATATCAGCGCGCAGTGCTTTGGCGCTATCAACATCCTGCGCAGCATCGATGCGTTCGCGGAAATCATCGGCCAGTGAGCCGATATTTACCGATGATTCCTGTGCGCTCTGTGTGGTGGTGACGGTGTCACCTGAGATATCCGCCAGGCTAACGCGTTGCGGCGCTGGGTTAATCTCCTTCTCTGTGCGCTGCTCGACTTCATCCGGGGTATACACGCCGAGAACGACCGCAGGGCAGTACAGTCGCGCCCAGTATTTAAGGGCCAGATATGCGATCTGCTGTTTCGGGTTCGAAATCCACAGTGGAGAGTTACGTGTAATCACGCTGGAGAGGAATACCGGTTCGCCCCAGGTAATCTCGCTTTCGCCGCGAATGACGGCGCCCACACGAACCGACAAACCTTGCTCATCGGCGCTGTTCCAGCCCCGTACCATTTCTTTCTTGTCGTAAGTCCCACCGCCTTTTGCAGGCTTCTTCACGATCTCTTCGCGGCTGCTGGCGCATTTCGACCAGTCGCCTTCGTACTCATAGTGAAAGCGGCCAACGATGGCGTTAGAGCTGGAGATCACCGCGTTTACCAACTGAGCTTCATAGCCCAGCACACCGTTGACCAGGTGAGTTTTCTGCGCCACTGCGTAAGGGTTCATGCCCCATTGCATGGCCTGCATGATGATTGCCATGCAGTCGGCAGGATTCCCGCGAAGATGCTCGGGAACCGTGACGGCAGCCTGTGCCATCAGGCCCGCCACCGACTGAAGCTGAGTTAATGCCTGAACGTTAAAAATGGCGTTGCTGGCAGAAATAGTGTTCGGAGCCTGTTGCTCTGCAGTTACGATATTCATGTTTTCCATCATCGTTCCCCTTATGCCTGAGTACGCAGCGCTTCAAGGCGGCGCAGGTCGAAGTCGTTCAGTTCGTCGGTGTAATCAGCTGTGATCGGCGCTGGCCATTCGCCAGTGTCAAAGCCGGTAGCGATAGCGCGCATTGATTTACGGTACTCAAGCATGCCCAGCTCCAGCAGTTCGGCGGATGCCTCGATGATGGCGATCCAGTGGTAGTTCTCGTCTTTGTTGACGAAAATCCAGAAGAACTGGTCCAGTGCTGCGGTCTCGCAATACATGGCGGCGCTCAGGTGATAGTCACGGTCGATGATTTCCCGGTGCAGTTTGGCGCGAAGGCCTTCCTGCTTAACGTTCCACATGCTGATGGTTTTCAGGTCGGCACCAATGCGCACGCCGTCCAGGTCGATTTCCAGATCCGGGCGCACGCGGACTTCAAGCCCGGTCTCTTCGTCGATACCGAAGTAGCTCGTTTCGACGGCGCGATCAGGGTGCAACAGCAGCTTCCCGGCGGTCGGGTGAGAGTGCAGGGCTTTCTGAATGGCCAGTGCTGTTTCCATCTGCTGGTGGGTGACCAAAATCTTGTCGTCCGGGTTCTCGCGCCACGCATCGAGCAGTTCGTCAGCGAATACGGCATCCGGGTTAACGGATTTCACAGCCTGGATCAGGTCCGCTTTGGTACCGGACACTTTCAGCGGCGCAGGTTTCTGCGCTTCCTGTGCGACCAGGTCAGGGTTGATGATTGCCAGTTGCTCGAGCAGAGCGTCACGGCTGCCGCTGGTTTTCACCTGTACGGGCAGGGTGGCGTTGTACTCTTTGATGCAGGCCTTCATTGCGGCAGCGGTCTGCTTCTGGTCTGCCTCGATACGTTGATATTCCGCCGGCAGCGTCATATAGTTCTGAGCTGTTTCACCCAGGTCGGCACCCAGTGACACCTGCGCGGGCAGGGTGGCGTTGTACTCCTCAATGAATCGCTTGATGTCATCTGCACTGAGCAGCACTGGCAGGCCGAGATTGTATTCATCGATAAAGGCGCGAATGGTCGCCGCGGTGGTGAATGCCCCTTCCGGGATCACCGGCTCAACGCTGAATTCCTCATCGAGGTTTTCAGGCTGCAGCGCCAGGCCATGCACCAGGTTGCCCATATCCAGCACCTTAGAACCTTCGCGGGGGATGGTTTTAGCAACGTGGCGGGCGTTGAAGTACATCAGGCTGACGCGTGCATCTTTCACCTGTGTGCTGCTGATGCCGTTGGCGCCGTGATAGACGTTATTCGGCAGACCTTCATAGCGGCCAGGCTCGAAGTAGGCTGGATACACAACAGCCGGTTCTTCAGATTGCGCTTCTGGCTCGGTTTGCGCAGCAACTGGTTCGGTTTGGTTTACAGAATCGCTATTTTGTACGACAGAGTCCGCATTCTGGTTTACATCGGCTTGCTGGCCGGTATGTGACTCTTCACCAGTTTCCAGACCGCTTTCGCCTGACTGCACTTCATCACCAGCCTGTTCTTCATCACTGACAGTTTCTTCCATCTGCACATCGCTGGTGGTTTCCTCATTAAGTGGTGAACGGTCATCTGTTTTTGGTTGTTGATCACCCATTAAGCCTTCAATGGAGAATACGCCGTTGCCCATGTTGGCGATTTGTGGCTGTTCGTCAGCGACCTGCTTATTAATTTCGTTTTCCCAGCTGACGTCCGGCGCATGACCAGCATCAGCCAGCGTTTCTTCTGAGGGATTTGAGTGGTCATTTTCGGTTAGATTGGCATTGATATATGCTCGCAACCGCCCAGGAAAGTTAACCAATTCGGATGATGTGCCCCGGATGAGTGCAAAGATGGCTGCGCGTGAATAGTCCAGGATGCCAGCTGTCTTGCGCAGCGCTTCAGACCATTCGCTGAACGGACTTTCTTTCTTGCTGACAATCTCTTTAGCGCGACGGTAGACCCCACCAGGAATGTCGTAGATATTGAAATCCATTGGCAAGGTGGCCAGCGCAATTTCAACATCCAGCGTGTCCAGTGTGTGGACGTAGTCGGTATTACGATCGGTCTTATTTCCACCGACTGCATTGGTTTTGACGTCAGCGCATTGAATCTGCGCAACACGGTTGCCTTTCTGCCATTCCTTGACCAGCAGGCCGCGATCAATATGTTCGGTGTTGAACCAGATCCTGATGAACCGCATAACAAGAGACAGTTCAGTCCGTTTCCCTTCAACCGGGAAGACGGTTTTCAGTGCGGCTACAACCCGGGAGATGTCAATCTCAGCAGCATTCTTGAAAAACTCCACGTTTTCAGCAGCAAGCAGCAGGTTCTGGACGTAGCTGTTATCCACGTCCAGCTCGAGTCCCTGAATAATTTTCTTTTGCTCAGCATCGATGTGATAAGCGTATTCGTCAGAGATGAACTGAGCCAAAAGACGCTGGCGCAAGGGTAGGGTGGCGACGACGATCAGGTTCGGGTGCTCTGACTGCTGAGACTCTTCTTCATGGCCTGCTTCACCATCAACGACATTATCATCAGCCTGGTGGTTTTCTTCCTGCACCACATCATCAGCTTTCAATTTCACATTCCAGGTGCGCTGGTCTTCGGCCAGTTCGTAACGTTCGCACCAGGTGAAATCAACTTCGCCTTCTTCTGGCAGGTCGTTGTACACCGGGAAATCAGTGCGAATCGGTTTGGCGTAGTCCTTACCACGGCCGGTTTCGATGCCAGCATCTTCCAGTGCAACATCCAGCTGCAGGTTGGCGCGAGCCTCGGTTTTAGCAGTGAACCAGACCACTGCATCTTGCTTTCCGGATTTCTGAGTGGCTTTAACCACATTAAAGAATTCCATGTGAGATCCTCATTTTTGGGTGTTAGAATCCCCGGACCATTGATAGCGCCCATTGGGTTAACTTTGGTTTTGATGTTGTTTCCGGTGTAACTTTGGTCGGTGCCACCGGACGTAGATCCCGCCTTGCGCGGGGTGTACGTTAGCCTTCGTGAGCCATCTGGTCGTGCGAAGCGCAACGTCTGGAACAGTACTCTTTCTCTTTGCGCGCCAGCAGTGAGCCGTTGCGATAGAGAAGGGTGCTTTTGATTACTTCTTCCGGTTTAACCGGCTTGCTGCAGTAACCGCATTTCTTGTCTTGCATGACACTCTCCGTTAATGGCTGAGGCCATTCCCCAGACCGTTCAGATAAACTTCAACCAGCAAATCCCTGGTGTAAGTCATCTCAACGCCGCGATGCAGATACAAACGACCACGAGCATTAGCTGATGCCGTCCAGGTTGAATCCTTGTGTTTGACGAGCATTCCAGGCTGAACTGCGCCGCGGTTTACCGTCTGTGTACCGTAGTGCTGATGAACCATGATGTTCTCCACTATTGCTGAGTGAACTTCGCTGGTGGTGCCGTGGTGCTGATCTTCACAGTTGAGCGATTTAACTCTGCAGTTCACCACCGCGAAGCTCACTTCTGTTTTGCCCTTGTCGCCAGGCTGGCGGAACGTTTCTTGAACCTGACAACGATGCGCTTGTTGTCGATGGAAGTAATACTGCAACATAAAGTTTCATATGTAAAGGCGTAGAAAGCAAAACTTTCAAAAAAGGGCAAAAAAAAGCGCCCTGATAGGCGCTGTGTTGTTTCATTGAAATCCTAAGCTATGGTTTAGAGCTGTTGATAATGTCGTAAACGTCGCTTTTTAAGAGCTCGATTTCATGAAGAACTGTTTTGGTGTGAAGAATAAGCCGAAGCTTTTCAGCCTCAGGAAGCTGATTAAAGAGCGAAAGGAGAGCCTGTTCTTTCTCATCAAGCTCTACGGCAGGTAGTCCCTGTACGTGGACTTCTGCACCTTCTTGATCCGAGTCCATAAAGAACCAATGTTCAGGTTTTCCCGTTACAGCAGCAAGCCTCTTTAACCGCTCTCCACTGGCTACGTTCCTTCCCTTTGCCCAATTTTGAACAGCCGTATGCGAAAGCATGACTTTTTTGGCGAGCTCAGATTTCGTCCAGCCATTTTCAGCCATAACTTGTTGAATTCTTCTAGCGAAGGTCGGGAAAGTTATTTCATTCATACGCACATTTTACAACCTAAGGTTTCAATCAGCATTAAAACAATATCTTTCGCGATGTTGAAACATAAACTTTCGTCATGTATGCTTTGATCCATCATTGAAGGAGAGCACATGAACAAAGAAACCCAAGAAAAAATAAGCAAAGCGGCATCGCGGACTCGTATTGGTAAGCACTTCGGCATTAGCAGTCAGGCTGTCGGCAAATGGATCTATGCGAACGGGGTGCCACAAAAGAGGATTATCCCTCTGTGTCAGTTCCTCAATTGGAAAGTGACCCCACATGAAATCGATCCGAGTGCATATCCAAACCCAACAGATGGTCTACCACGTTAGGAGGCTTAACCATGCAGACACTTACTTATCAGAATGATAGCGACCTTCTTCAAGGAGTAATGATAAATCGCGCTCAAGCACGTAGGGGGCCGAGCCATGAAGATATTCGTGATGCGGTTCGCTCCTGGGCTGGAGCTGATGGTCAGGACGTAGTCACGGCTCTGATCATCGAAGAGTACCAGGCGCAGGGTGGTGATGACATCACTTTCCCTGACGATCTCTGCCGAAAGCGCCAGAAGCTGTTTCGCTTCCTGGACAATCATTTCAACAGCGAGCGGTACCGCGAGAACGTTCGCCAGCTGACTCCCGCAATCCTCGCAGTTCTGCCGATTGTGTACCGCAGTCGCCTGCTGCCAGAAGACAACATCATGGCTCGCCTGGCGCGTATGGAGAAGGAAACCAGCGAAGCGAAGATAGCTGTCGCAATGGATGCACCGCGTCATCAGAAACTGAAAGAGCTGAGCGAGGGGATCGTGGAGATGTACCGCGTTGACCCTGGCTTAACCGGTCCGCTGATGGAGATGGTGCAGTTGATGCTGGGGGTTGTATGACGGGTTCAAAAATGGCGAAAGCCGCGGTGCTACAACACCAACGGCTTTCAGGTGCAAAAACTGAGCGTAATTGCGGAGAACAGTATGTCAAATACTGCTGAAATATTCAAATTCCCCACACAGCAGGGGAAACAGGAGAGCAGCATGGCTGATCTGGAGAAAGGCTATTTGCGCCTGGCCAACCAGATTCAGGATGCCCTGTGTATCGTCGAACTATCCGGGCGCGAGTTCCGGGTGCTGAATGCTATCGTTCGTCTGACCTATGGCTGGTCTAAGAGTTCTGACCGCATCGCCAATAGCCTCATTGCAGATAAAACGACGCTGAAGGTGAAGCACGTCTCTGAGGCCGTGTTGAGCCTTGCCTATCGGAACATCATCATCCTGCGCCGCATTGGGCAAACCAGATACATAGGGATTAACACCAGCCTGGATAAATGGGCGTATACCAAGCCAAATTGCATGAAGTGTCCAGCGGTGTTTCCTACTGCTGAAGTTGTCACATGGGTTATTACCATCCCTGAATTCAGGGATGGTAATTTTACCCATTCAACCATCCCTGAAAACGGGGATAACCATCCCCAAAAACAGGGAGAGGTATCCCTGAAAACAGGGAACACCAAAGACATTCTTCCAAATACAAATATAAATACAGATCTAACCCCCTCTAATCCCCCAAAGGGGAAGGGTAAGTTTGACCCGCTGACAATTCTCGTTCCTGAGTGGCTTGATTCTGTGTCCTGGGGTGAGTGGGTTTCCTATCGCCAGCAGTCTGGCAAAGCCATCAAGACCGAACTGACGGTCACCAAAGCGTTCAAGTTGCTGAAGGCATGCCTGGACGAAGGGCATGATCCGGTTGATGTGATTAACACCAGTATCGCCAACGGGTACCAGGGACTGTTCAAACCGAAGTTCGCTCTCAACGACCGCAAAACGGGAAGGGATGTGAACCGCATTTCTGAGCCAGATAAAACCATCCCAACCGGATTCAGGGGGTAACGGTGAAAAATATTGTTAATTCCGGCAACGCTCTTGAGCGCCTGAAGAAACTCATTCCGCCAGGCGTACAGCCGAAGTTCACCAGCGCAGCAGAACTGCTGGCGTGGCAGCGTGAAGAAGGCCTGAAACATTGCGAAGAGCTGGGAAAGCGGAATCAGAAAGCGCGCACAGAGAAAATCTTCGGTCGATCTGGCATCCAGAGTCTGCACCGCAGCTGCACGTTCGCCAACTACGAAGTATCCGGAGAGCAACAGCGAAAGGCCTACACCATGGCGAAAAGCTACGCGCAGAACTTTGGGGCTGGCTTTGCGAGCTTCGTGTTCAGTGGCGGGCCTGGTACCGGTAAAAACCATCTGGCAGCAGCGATCGGAAATCATCTCCTGTCCGGTGGCCAATCAGTGCTGGTGGTGACAATCCCTGACCTGATGCTGCGCGTTCGCGAGTGCTACGACGGTGGTCAGTCAGAGGCTTCACTTCTGGACGACCTCTGCAAAGTCGATCTGCTGGTGCTGGATGAAGTCGGTATTCAGCGCGGTAGCAACGGGGAGAAAGTCATCCTGAATCAGGTTATCGACCGTCGCCTGTCATCGATGCGCCCGGTTGGCGTTCTGACGAATCTGAACCATGACGAACTTCTCGGCGCATTGGGTGCGCGAGTTATCGATCGCCTCCAGATGGATGGCGGGATGTGGGTGAACTTTGACTGGGGCAGCTATCGCAAGAACGTTAGCCATCTCCGGAACGTTAAATAACCTCGAAGGAAAATCACTATGGCAAGCAAATCACTGTGGGCAATCGTCGATTTCCTTCGGGTTAACCAGACCGTAACGCCGCGTCAGGTTCAGAACCTTCTGGGATGCGACTGCAAGAAGGCACACAACCTGCTGCTTCACCTGGTACGCAGAGCGGTAGTAATCCGCACTGGCGAGCCGCATCGCCCGGTCTATTCACTTCAGCCCGGCGGGGAGCTGAACATCAAGCAGCTCAAATCGAACATGAGCAAAAACATGGTCACATCAGTATGCCGTACAAGTCCGGCTATGCAGCGTGTACTGGCGTTTTACGGGAGGGCGGGATTATGAGCGAAGTTAAAAGATTGGAGTGGGAAGCATGTGATGCTCACAACTGCCATTGCGACATCGTGGAAAGCAAAGATGGCGACATGGTTAATTACGAAGACTATGTAGCGCTTGAGAAAAAACTCACAGACATGGCAGTACAGCTCGCTAACGCCGAGAGCAAGTGCAGGGAGTTGGCTTCGGAGAATGCGGGGCTGAATGACAAAATGAATAAGCTCGCAACCTGGCCTGGCATCGAGTTTTATTCTTCCGCGTGGGAATTCTGCAACCTTGACGGAAACGATGCGCTTGAGTTTATGTGCGACGTCAAAACCCCATCCACCGACGCTTTCCTGGCTGAGGTGCGTGCGCAGGGTGTGGAAATGTTTGGAGAACACGTTAAGGAATACAACCACAGTGCTGGATGGCAGTCAAAACACTTTGCCGCCCAGCTTCGCAAAGGTGGTGAGGCATGAACAACTCTATCGACGCGCACCTGACCGATGAGGTGATCAATGCCGCTTTCGAGAATACCAACTTCGGACGCACTGATTTCCGCGCCATCCTGGCTGAGACAGTAATGAAACGTGCCGCCGGATATCACTCAGGATGGACTGCGACCACTATCTGCACACGTCTTAAGTTGCTTGGCAAGCAAGAGCGACCGACAAAACTCGGCCTGACGTTCGCCTTCCATCACTACTACAAGCCATGTGTGCGTAACGCGCTGATGCCACTTCAAGGATCTGCACAATGACAGCACTCAACAAACAGGCGCTGCGTAAGCTGGCAAAAGCATTATCCGGTAAGGAGTGGGTTGCCTTCGCCCATAAGGCATCTGGTACGTATGCAGTAGGTTCGTTAGGTCATGAGCGTGGCGAAGACATTATCAAATGGCCTGGCCTTGATGGTCAGGACAATGCAGAAAATAAAGCAAAATTCATCGCCGCAGCTAACCCTGCCGCTGTTCTGGCGCTGCTGGATGAGCTGGAAGAAAAAGACGATGCGCTGAAATCATCAGGGAAAAGGGAGTCGGCGGCACGCCGCAGAATTGATGAATTACTAGCTGAAAATGAAGTCGCAGAGAAGCGCATAGCAGAACTGGAGGAGAGGACGGTGAAACTTCCAACCGGCACTGAAGTTAATGGATTTCATATGCTGATTGAAGAAGAAGTAATAGCTCGACTGAGAGAGTCTGGAGTTAACCCAATTGTTGTCCGCGCCGCTGGCATTGGCGTGAAGGGAGAGTGAGCATGGCTGACAAATCTCCTTTAGAGCGTTTGCAGGCGGCAAACAACGAGAATCGGCAAATGGTCATGGTGAGTGTCGGAACGCTCAAAGCCGCACGCAGAGAAATTCTGGCCCACGTTGCCGTAAACGGGAAAGGCGTGATGACAGATATCGTTCTTAATCAAATTAACGCAGTTATCGGGAAGGACTAACCCATGACAACTAACCACCCGGCGCACGGTCCTGTATCACTCGATCGCCTGCACCAGATACGCGAAATACTCAGCAAAGCATCAGCACAAAGCGACGGCGGTAATCTCGGCTACGCAATGGCTGATGCTGTGAAGGTGATTGATATAGTGCTTGAACCGAAGAATGCGGGGTCGGAATGAACAAATAGGTTATGAATTGAATGAGTTGTCCATAGAATGAAAAACCATCTTATCACGATGGTTTTTTTATTACTTATGCGATAGAAATAGGGAGTATAAGTTATTTACCTGAACAGATAATCGAGTTAATCAAGTGACAACAAATAATCGACACGGACTTTCTCGGCGAGTGCCTGCAGAGGTTAAACGAGTTATTAGGCAGAGATGTGGATTTGGCTGTGTGATCTGTGGCTTCGGATTTTATGAGTACGAGCACTTCGATCCAGACTTTGCTGATGCTACCGAACACAACCCTAATGGAATGACATTATTATGTTCTCAATGTAATCAGAAACGAGCTAGGGGCAGACTGTCCGCTGAAAAGGTTGCGTCAGCTAATGCTCATCCTAAGTGCCTTGAACAAGGGTTTGCGAATGAGCTTTTTGATTTTCATAGCGAACCATTGGAAATAGTTTTTGGTGGATTAACGTTCTACAACTGCGAGCACCTTATAGTAGTAAATGATCGGCCTATCTTGTCTGTTCAGTCATCTCCTGAAACAAACTCTCCAATGTTACTCTCGGGAGTATTCTGCGATGTACTTGGAAGGGAGATGTTAAGGATCCATGAGAATGAATGGTCTGTTAATTCAGATAATTGGGATGTGGACTGTGAGGGGCCGAGAATAACCATTAGAAGTGCTCCCCGTCAGATTGCCCTTGTTTTGAAAATGAATCCCCCGAGGGGAATAATTGTAGAGCGATTAGACATGACTTTTGAGGGGGTAAGATTTATAGGGGATGAAAAGAACCTACAATTTACGATGGATGGGAGAAACTGGAATAAGTGGTCAGGAGGGGCGATCAGAAACGGCTTTGTAGGTATATTCATTGAGAGCAGATCTAAGGTAGCAAACGATCCTGTATATTTATTATAAATAACTTTCTATTTGTTAATGCTACAACCACATGAGCTTTACTGTGCTCAGGACTCCCCGGATTGGTACATCATCGATCAGGACTATCGGGGCAGAAGTACGCGAAAGACAAGCAGGTCGCACGCTGCGGTAATGCGGTCCCTCCGCCGTTTGCTGAGGCGCTGGTGAAAGCTAATTTGCCTGAACTTTGTCAGTCGAAACAAATAGCAGCCTGACCTATAATCCCTCTCAATGTATCGAGGGGGTTCATCATGTCTGGTCATAACATCGCAGAAAAATCAAAAGACGAGCAGGACAAGGTTAACGTTGATCTGGCGGCCAGCGGCGTTGCGTACAAAGAGCGTATGAACATGCCGGTTATCGCTGAGCAGGTTGCACGCGAACAGCCAGAGCATCTTCGTGAATACTTCATGGAGCGCGTTCGCTACTACCGCGAGCAGAGCCTGACACTGCCAAGGGCGTCCGATCCGCGCTATCTGGATATGGCGTCGCAGAACGAGAAGAAGTAAGTGGGCTGCCTAATCGTAAATGGCATCAAGTTTTATATCCTGGGAGAGGGGGAGGCTTACCCTGATCCGCACGCTGATAATCAATTCGTCGGTGCCTATGTCGTGTTCCCGTTTGAGGGAAAATGGGTAGCGCAGAAGAATTTCAGGGGAGGCCGATGGACTGATATCACAGACCGGCGATTCGATACTGAAAACGAAGCTTTCAACTTCACCTATGAATACGCCTTTACGCATAAAGACCGCTTCAAATTTTAGTCGATCGATAATACCGATCGATTCAATAAAATTGATCTATGAAATCGATTATCAAATAGACACAGCGCAGCAACAAATTGCCAACCTGAAACAGCGTTGCGCTGCCAGCGTATTATCACTTGTAGTAATAAACCACTACAGCTAAGCATCCCTAAAGTTTCCTAATCAGGTATTTACGATACCGGCTGGTAGTAGTCATTCACTGTTAAATTTAACGATCAATTTTTGCACGAAAGTAGCGATAAAATTTATCTAAATCAATTGGATGAATGAACTTGCGTAAACATGCCTTTCATGTGCATACTTAAGCCAAACGGATAAATACTGTTTATATATACAGTTATTTCATGTATGGTTTCATGGCTGCGGTATATAATTGAATTTCTCTTCCGGCAAACCTATTAGCAAAATTGTCTCGTCTGATACGGTGGTTGCATGAAGGGGGGATTTCCCCTGGCGGAAGAGTGAAATTTGTTGATAGCAAAGAAGGGGGTTGATGTGGCTGAGGTTTGTTCTGATGGGGGTGATTTTTACGATCTTGTTAGGCGTTCTGATGGAACGGTCACGAGCTCGTTAAAACTCAAGCCAGGGGATCGCGTGCTATTGAGCGTTGATGGTATTGAAATCGGGCACAAGCACCTTCAAAAGGACGAGCGCGTCACGTCACGTGAGACGTTGGTAGAAATTGTCAGGGAGTTATCAGCCAGCATTTGACCTTTTTAGTACCTGAATAGCATAATGTTTGTATCGGCCTGAACACCCGATAACCTGACCACAATGCGCCACGGAGAATACCATGGCGCACGAACTACACCTCATTAAGCATCAATCAGGAATCCTGATCGCGGCCACGCCGGAGACCAGTGATATTCTGCAATCAAAATTCAAGCTCGGCGCCGTGCTGGTGGCTGAGTTCCGGCAGGTACGCAACCCGGCTTTTCACCGTCGCTTCTTCGCATTACTCAATCTCGGTTTCGAATACTGGGAACCTACTGGCGGAGCAATCTCCTCCAACGAACGCAAGCTGGTAACCGGCTATGCCAAGTTTCTTGCCTCATTCGCGGGAAGTGAAGCCGCACTCCTGGATGCTGCCGAGCAATATCTGGACCGTATCGCCGATAAACGCGCCGGTAGTATCAGCATCTGCAAATCTTATGACGCGTACCGTGCATGGGTGATCATCGAGTCTGGCCACTACGACGCCATACAGCTTCCCGACGGCACCCTTCGCAAACACCCCCGCAGCATTGCCTTCGCCAACATGGACGAAACTGAGTTCCAGCAGCTCTACAAAGCCGCGCTCGATGTCCTGTGGCGCTGGGTATTGTCCCGGTCATTCAAGGACCAGCGTGAAGCGGAAAATGCCGCCTCGCAGCTCATGAGCTTTGCGGGGTGATGGCGATGAAATATTCCTGGTTTCACCATCATGAATGCACCACCGAGCAAGCCGACGAGCTGGTGGCCAATTACCGCCGCCGTGGCGCCACGGTAGAACGCAGCCTGAATCGCGACAACATCACCTGGACTATCAGCGTACATCTGCCGGAAAGCGAGAAAGCGCCGCGCCCGAGTAAGGTCTGGCAAAACAGGGCGTGGGGTTGAGCATGGCTAAGTTACCGCGCCGTAAGTGCGCCAACAAAGAATGCCGCCAGTGGTTCCATCCTGTGCGTGATACGCAGACTGTCTGCGGTTATGAGTGCGCCAGCGTCGTCGGCAAAGAGCAGACCAGAAAAGTCCGGGAAGATGCACAGCGAAAGGAGTCCGCCAAACAGCGTGCTACTGAGAAGAAAGAGCGAGCCGCCTGGCGCCAGCGTAAAGCTGCAGTTAAGCCGCTGAAGCACTGGGAGGATTTAACCCAGCGCGTCGTCAATGACTACATCCGCGAGCGTGATGCCGATCTGCCATGCATCAGCTGTGGGACGTTCGAAACCGTCCAGTGGGAAGCAGGTCACTACCGCTCACGCGGTAAGGCATCACATCTCCGCTATCACGAAGACAATATCAGTAAACAGTGCCACCACTGCAACGTGCAATTGTCGGGCAATCAGCAGCAGTACCGCCTTGGCCTTATAGAGAAAATTGGGCCTGAGCGCGTCGAGGCGCTCGAAAACAACAACGCACCACACCGATACACCATCGAAGAACTCGAAACCATTAGGAAGCATCACAGCGCGCTTCGCCGTGGATTAATTAAGAGTAGGGAGGCTGCATGACATTTGAATCCTATTTTGCCGATCACCTCCGCGTTCGTTGGCAACGATTGCGCTTATACCACTTTCCCGGCTCTGTACTGACGGACTACCGAATACTGAAGAACTACATCAAAACCATAGGCGGTGCTGTATGAACACTCAATTTCTCGAATACGTGCGCCAGCAGCTGATAGTGGCCACCGCCGACCTGAGTGGTGCGACGAAGGGGCAGTTAATGGCCTGGCTTGAGAACGCGCAGTTCGATACCGGTACCTTTAAGCGGAAGAAGATGAAGGTGAAGGATGAGGTTACTGGCGAGATGATAACTCTGGATAACCCGCCAATCCCAGGTAAACAGTCGCATGCCAAGGGATCGCATATTCCGCTGGTGCAGCCGGTTGAATACTCCACTGCATCGTGGCGCCGTGCACTGATGACGCTCGAAGAACACCAGAAGGCCTGGCTGTTATGGAACTACAGCGAGAATGTGCGCTGGGATAATCAGGTGCTGATTACTCAGTGGGCGTGGTCGAAATTCTGCGAGCATCTGGCCGGAAAAAAGGTGGCGAAGAAGACCATTGACCGTTTACGGCAGTTGATATGGTTGGCGGCGCAGGATGTGAAAGCGGAACTGGCCGGGCGCGATGTCTATCAGTATGGCGATCTCGCTGCGCTGGTGGGCGTTAACAAAACAAACTGGTCTCAGAATTACGTGGAACATTACGATGCAATGGTCAGTCTGTATAAGGGGCTGGACTCACAGTCGCTACATCATGTTTCGCGATCACGTTCACAACAAAAGGCAGCAAATTATCAGCAAGGTATTGCAGAAATGAACTAATTAGCATATATTTCGTGTAAATCTGATATTGTGCCATTGTTGTATGCACTGGCAGTAAATGAGTTTTCGAGCCTGAGGTTAACGCCTTGGGTTTTTTGCTTTATAGCGATTTAAGAATTTCTAAAACCACTCTGAGACCAGCCCCGTATAATTCCCCCATACATACAGGAGGGGATATGGATAACGGGTTTTACTGGATCCAGTTTAACGGGACTGCTCAGGTGGCATATTTTACCAATGAGATTTTTGAAGACCTTGAAACGGGTAAAACAATCACAGGTGTCTGGCATCTAACTAGAGCCGATGACATTTGCCACAACGGTGAAGCTGAGGTTCTCGAAGGGCCGTTGCAGCCACCGCAATAAAAAACACTAAACATCCAATCCCTGGCCCCTGCCGGGGATTTTTCATTTCAGGCTCACGGGAATCATCCGCTACGTGCTTTGTTGATAAATTCAGCCCGTGAAGCCTGACCCTCTACACACGGAATAACTATGTCTGAGCCAATCACAATTGCCAGTGGGGTGACCTCCGCTACGGTAGGGATCACTTTCGCCACTATGTTCCCGGAGGCGACGCCTGGCGTAATGTTATGTGCGCTGGCCGGGGCGGCAATGTATGTGCTGACCTCAGAGCCTCATCAACTCTGGAAGCAGATGCTCTTCGCGGTCATCTCATTCATGGGGGGCGTATTCTTCTCCGTTCCCATGGCCAAGATAATCGCCGGGGTCATCAATACGGCCCTTGGCCTGTTGCAGCCGCCGGTCAGTATCGAAGTGTCACCGAATGTTGGTGCGCTTGTAGCTGCTTCCGTTTCCGTCGCAGTCCTGCTTCGAGTCGTTGCCAAGTCGCGCAACGGCAAGATGCCCGGGCTGGAGGAGGAAGGGAAATGACATGGCATTCCGTCATCGTGGATGCAAATGCGATTATCTGCATGGCGATCGTGTTTCGTCTGATGTTCTTCAGTAAGACAGGACGCAGGCACCGCCCGGGTTATGCCTGGATGGCTTACTTCCTGATCCTGTCGGCAGGCTTCACCGCTTTCCGTATTCTTCTCGGCCATTACAGCAACGTTGACCCGGGTGAGTTGTTCCTCAACTTGGCTATCTGCATTGCTGTGTGGCGAGCCAAAGGCAATCTGGCAAAAGTCGTAAGGGCTGAATGATGACCAAAGACGATATCTTCAACAGCATTCTCGGCAAAGAGGGTGGCTACGTTAATCACCCGAACGACAAAGGCGGCCCGACGAACTGGGGAATCACTCAGGCAACGGCACGCGCCCATGGCTTTACTGGTGATATGCGCAACCTGACACGCCAGCAGGCACTCGAAATACTCGAGGCTGATTACTGGTATGGTCCACGCTTCGACCAGGTAGCTACCGTGTCGCCGGCCATCGCCGCTGAACTCTGCGACACCGGCGTGAACATGGGGCCATCAGTGCAGGTGAAGTGGTTCCAGCGTTGGCTGAACGTATTCAACAACCAGCAGCAACTCTATCCCGACCTGATTGCCGATGGCCAGATTGGACCGCGCAGCATCAGCGCGTTGAAGTCCTTCCTGGCGAAACGCGGTAGCGAAGGGGAGTTAGTATTGCTCCGCGCACTGAACTGCAGCCAGGGCCAACGATATCTCGAACTGGCAGAACAGCGCCTGGCTAACGAGTCATTCGTGTATGGGTGGGTACGGGAGCGCGTGAGCCTATGACGAAACTGAAAGCTACTCTGGCTGCTATAGGTTTCGCAATCCTGATGGTGCTCGGTGCCTTCGGTCTGGGCAGCATGCGTGGACGCGAAAAAGCAGAAGCGAAATCGGATAAACAGCGTACCGATGATAACGCCGCCGGCACCAAAGCAGCCGCAGAACGCCGCGTCGAAGTAACCAAAGAGGCCAGCAATGTACAGCAGACTGTTAGCCATATGCCTGATGACGATGTTGATCGTGAGCTGCGCGCAAACTGGACCCGCAAAGGTTGAGTTAATCGACACTGGCTGCGACTGGGTAAAGCCTATTTACGGCACCGAGCACGACTGGGATGTGCTGGATAAGCAGACGAAGAAAGACATCTTGGCGCATAACAAAGCGTGGCAGGCTAACTGTCAGAAAACCAAAGAGAGGAGTGAAAGTTGATAAATTTATATTCGTTCTTAACCGGTTCGTTGTGTTATCAATCAGCGGCGAAATGACCATATCAAATCGCGCGTCTGATGATGATTCCACTTGCACTCTACGGTCAGCCACGCTGCGAAGCTGTCCAGCTGTTTTGTGCATAAATTATGAATTGTTCAGCAAGGACTTAACAAGATCTTCAAGGAATTGATAAACAGTAGATGCATTTGCAAAAGCTGATAAATATTCAAATAAACCAGACTTTGAAATAGCTTCTTTTTTCTGTTCAGGCTTAGCTTCACTGTAATCTTTTGCTAGTTGATTCAGTTCTTCTGGCTTGGTGAGTATTTTATCTAAAAGTAGCTGCCACTCTTGCTCGCTACCGCGCTGCAAAAAGCCGATTCGGCATGAGTGAGCACTTGAATTGATGAGTTCGGCATTAACTCCTTTACCGAACACAAATCCAACACCACAGTCTACGGCGCTACAACCTGTCATTTTGATCATTTCATTCTCCGGGTTGACATATCTTTTTGGTTAATCGGATTAATCCTAACATATAACTCTTAATCAATAATCAGGTGTTAATCACCCTGACAGATGCCGCTGATGTCCGCTGGTGGCTTTTTAATTGGAGTAAATATGCAGGTCATTATTGATAGTGTTCCGCATGCACCCGTTGTCAGAACTTTATCGCGGATCAGCATGGCTCGATAGACGCACAATCGTCGCCGGACGGTTTTTTTATTTCCATCACAAAGGCCACTTTCGAGTGGCTTTTTTAATGGCTTTAATCATAGGAATAGAACCATGGCAAAACCGGACTGGGGAGCACTGCAAGACCAGTTCCTCGCCGAGCATGCCAAAACGGGTATATCGCCGAAAGAGTGGTGCGAAGCTCAGGGACTGAATTACACATCTGCGCGCAGATACATTAAAAAGCCTGCTGCGCAAAAAACTGCGCAGAAGGAAGTGCGCAAAACTGCGCAAAGCCAGATGCCGCACGTGGTTGTGGTTGAGGCTTCTTCACCGACTGACGGCGAGACTGCGCAGGAAAGCGCGCAATCCTTCAACCTGCGCAATTACGGGCTGAATGATATGCAGGTCAGGTTTGTAGAGGAATATCTAATCGACCTCAATAAGTCCGCGGCCTACCGCCGTGCAGGGGGGAAGGGTGAGGGGAATACACTGTGGATTGCTGCCAGCAGGATGTACAGGAATGTACAGGTCAACCAGGCAATTCGTGACGCGCTGGACGACCGATCGCGACGGGTGAAGGCTACTCAGGATGAAGTGTTGAAATGGTGGTGGGACATTGCGACGGCCGACGCCACAAAACTGACCGAGCATCACCGCGGAAGTTGTCGTTACTGCTGGGGGATCGACCATCAATATCAATGGCGAGATATGGTGGAGTTTGAAGAAAAGCGTCTGGAGGCTACCGAGCGAGATAAGCGCGAGCCAGTTGATGCTGGCGGTTACGGCTATGACAGCACGCTGGATCCTAACCCGGACTGCCCGCGCTGCAATGGTGTAGGCATAGGCCGTTCCGTATTCCACGATACACGCGATCTGACTGGTGCTGAGCGCAGGTTATTTGCTGGGATTAAAGAGGGTAAATCTGGCCTCGAAGTTATCACCCGTAATCAGGATGACGCCATGAAGATGGTCGCTCAGCACATCGGCATGTTGAAGACTAAAACCGAAATATCCGGCCCTGATGGTGGACCAATTCAGCATGAGGATTTGACCGACGAGCAACTGAGTGAAGCGTTACAGGAGCTGGGATATGGCCGTCGCAAAAACCAGCTCGAGGAAAAACTCGACGGTTCTTGAGGCTTTCAAAAAGAGAGCCATTGCTCAGGCGCTGGAAGGCCTGATGGATTTCACGCTGTACACCAACCCGAACTACGAGACGGGCTGGTTCAACGAATTACTCTGTGCTGAGCTCGATCACTTCCTGGCTGAAGTTGAAGCCGGGAACATGCCGCGCCTGATGATATTCGCGCCACCGCGCTCTGGTAAGAGTGAGTTGGCCTCCAGGCGCTTTCCAGCGTTCGCCTTGGGTAAGCATCCTGACTGGAACGTGATCTCCTGTTCCTACTCTGCTGACCTGGCAAACCGCATGTCGCGAGACACGCAACGCATCATCGACTCAGAACGTTATGGGGAGGTGTTCCCCAATACCTGCCTGAACGGCACCAACATCCGAACGGTTGCAGGTGGCGCTATCAGGACAGCCGAACTGTGGGAGACCATGAGCGCCGAAGGTAAGCTACACGGCGGCTCATATCGCGCGGCAGGTGTTAACGGCGGCATCACCGGGCAGGGGATGCACATCGGCATCATTGATGACCCGGCAAAGGACTACAAGACAGCATCCTCCAAAGCGTACCAGGAAGCGGTTATCGACTGGTTTGATACAACGTTCTTCACCCGAGCAGATCCGAAGCTTAACGGCATCATCATCATCCTGACTCGCTGGCATAAAGACGACCTGGCCGGGCAGTTGCTTAAGCTCGCTGAAGATGGTGGCGAGCAGTGGCGCGTGGTTAGCTTCCCAATGGAGGCCGAGACCAACGAGGTTCACGAACTCAACGGCAAGCGCTTCAACCTGCGTAAGCCGGGCGAAATCCTCTTTCCCGAGCGTATGCCTCAGGCGTTCGTCGATAAGTGCAAGCAGCGTGGTTCACTCGTATGGAGCGCCCTGTATCAGCAGCGCCCCACTGCAAAGGGTGGTGGACTTATCCGCTCTGAATGGTTCGGTGAGTACGACGTGCTGCCGAAAATGCAGTGGCGCGCCATCTACGGCGATACGGCTCAGAAAACAAATGAGGCCAACGACTTCTCTGTATTCGAACACTGGGGGCTTGGTGAGGACGGCAACGTCTATCTCATCGATATGATCCGCGGGAAGTGGGAGGCCGACGAACTACAGCGTCGCGCGATCGCCTTCTGGCAAAAATCGAAAGAGTTAAAAAATGGCCCGCTCCGCTACATGGCCATCGAAGACAAGTCATCCGGCACAGGGTTAATTCAGAACATCAAACGCAAAGCAGCGTGCCCAGTGCGCGCTATTCAGCGTAACCGCGACAAATACACGCGCCTTCTTGATGTGCAGGGACATATCGAATCCGGATATGTGCGCCTGCCATCTGCTGCGCCATTCGTTAACGACTTCCTCGTCGAGATGGAAGCCATCAACCCCGAGTTCAACACTCACGATGACCAGTTAGATCCGATGATGGACGCAATCGACGAGATGAAGAACAAGAAGAGCAGAGGCGTTTTCTCATGAACTGGAACTGGCTTAAATGGTTTCGACCCAAGTTACCTGTCATTGTTGAAGAGGCTAAACCTGATCCCGAGAAGAAGAAACCCGCTGGCACCTTCTCAACGCATAAGCAGCATTCTTCATTCAGCCTGGACGACATCGAGAGGGCCGCGTTTCCGGTGCGTGCAGCGCGCCCGGTAAACGGTGAAGGGCGGGCCATGGATGAGTCATGCGCTCAGTCACCATCTGAGGGATATCAATTCTCAACGCTCGGCGGTGTACCGGATAACGTGGTGGGATGGTTCCTGTCTCAGGGATTCATCGGCCATCAGTTGTGCGCTGTCATGGCTCAGCAGTGGCTGGTTAACCGTGCCTGCAAAATCCCGCCGGAGGACGCCACGCGTAACGGCTGGAAGATTACTGGTGTTGACCCTGAAAAGGTTCAACGTCTGGAGAGGATTGACCGTAAGCGCGGCATCAAACGCCAGGTGCAGGAGTTCGCCAGATTCAACCGCGTGTTCGGCATCCGCATCGCCATCTTCTGTGTGGACAGCGACGACCCGCAGTATTACGAAAATCCATTCAATATCGACGGCGTGGCGAAGGGTAGCTATCGCGGTATCAGCCAGGTTGACCCGTACTGGTGCGCACCAGAGCTTGAAGGCGTTGACGTTACCGACCCATCGTCGATGAACTTCTACGAACCAACGTACTGGCGTATAGCCAACAAGCGTTACCACCGTTCGCACCTGGTCATCATTCGCTACTCAGACGTTCCGGACGTGCTCAAACCGACGTATCAGTTTGGTGGCCTGCCGCTACCCCAGCTCATCTGGGAGCGCGTGTACGGCGCCGAGCGGTCGGCGAATGAGGGGCCTCAGTTACTGATGTCGAAGCGACTGAACGTCATCAAGACTGACCTTGAGACGGCGATGTCGGACCCCGATAACTTCATCCAGAAGATTCAGGAGTTCGTCGAGCGCCGGGATAACTTCGGCGTTATGCCTATTGGTGATACCGATGGATACGAGCAGCATGAAACCTCTCTTGGTGATGTCGACTCGGTGATCATGACTGAGTATCAACTGGTCGCCTCGGTCGCAGAGATGCCATCAACGAAACTCCTCGGCACATCGCCAAAGGGATTTAACCCAACGGGCGAGGCCGAAACCTCGACATACCGTGAAACGCTGGCAGGCATCCAGGAGCACAGTTGCACGCCATTTCTGAACCAACATTACCAGTTGCTCACAAAGTCGGTGTTCGGCGAGAGCATCGATGTTGAGGTGGTGTGGAATCCTCTGGACGAACCAACCGAAACCGAGCAGGCGCAGACCGGACTCGCGAAGGCGCAGGCTGCCGAGATTTATCAAAACCTTGGTGTGGTGAGCGCACAGCAGAACCAGCAGAAGCTGAAGGATGACGAGTCCAGCGGCTACGAGTTTGAGGAGGTAGACGATGGCGGAGAAGAAGACGACGGACTTGCAAGAGCAATCGCGGCCGTTCTTCAGCCCCCTGTATCTGGAGCAGCAGTACCAGCGACGCCTGCGCCGACTGGTCAACTGGATGAAAGGCAACCTGTCTGATGAGCTGCTGGCAACCAGTGGCCCATCGCTCGACTCAAAACTGACAACGCTGTCTGGCAAATACGCCAACCTGTTCCGCGATTACGCCCCCACGATGTTTAGCCCGGTGCTCGACGGCGCTGACAAGTCTACTCAGCGGCAATTCACCGCACTGAAACTTGACGATGCCGTTAACGCAGACACCGTGCGCGGGTACTTTCGGGACGCAGCGCAGAAGAACGCACAGCTGATATCGACGCTGCCGACGGATCACATCGAGAGGATTCGAAAGGCCGTGGCTGAGTCGCCTGGCGACCTGTCCGCACTGAAAGACATCCTGTCTGATGCCAACGGCAAACTCGACCGCCGATCCCGAAATATCGCAATGGACCAGACGCGCAAGGCGTACAACGACACAGCGATGATGAAGGCCCAGGCTACTGGGGCAACTAAAGGTATCTGGATTCACTCGCATCGAGGCCCTGCACATTCCCGTCCTAAACACGTTAAGGCGCACGGTAAAGAGTTCGACCTTGCCGTTGGCCTTCCGGTGGGCGATAGCGGTCAGAACGTCATCCCCGGGGAGGAAATCAACTGTCGCTGTACATTCAAACTGGTGGTCGACTTTGGAGTGAAATAATGACAACCGGCGCTAAAGCCCTTGACCGTTCTGCGCGGATCATCGACGACAACGGGTGGATAAACGTAGAGGGCAATCCAATCAGTAAGGTCGGCGTGTTCGACTACCTCGGCAGCGAGATACCCGGCGCGCCAGACCCCGACAAAATTTACCAGGTGTACCGGCCAGCGGAAGAGCTCAGCAGGCCAGAGACGCTGGAGTCCTTCAAGCTCATCCCCTTCATCAACAATCACACCTGGCTCGGCGCTGAAGGCGCTAACCCGGGCGATGTTGGCGTGGACGGGATTGTCGGCGAAAAGGTCTATTTCGATCACCCCTACCTGAAAGCCAACCTTCGCGTTTTCTCCGATGAGATGAAGCAGGAGCTGGAGTCAGGCAAATCCCAGCTTTCACCGGCCTACAAATACGACGTGGAGTACGCTCCCGGCTCATTTGAAGGCACCAACTATCAGTACGTGCAGCGCAATCTGCGTTGCGGAAACCATCTCGCCCGAGTTGATGAGGGCAGAACAGGACCTGACGTCGCAGTGATGGACCAGGCCATAAACCAAAACTCCGACGGAGATAACACGATGACTTTAGAGGAACTGATCGCGGCGCTCGGCAAGCTGGACGCCCCATCAATCGCCGCTGTCATGGCTGCACTTCAGCAGATGAATCAGCCTGAAGCACCCGCTGAGCAGGTTCTTGATGAGGATCCTATCGACCCGGCGGCAGCGCCTGCGGAAGACGAAGACCCGAACGCACCTAAGGCTGAGGATGAAGACCCTGATGCTCCGAAAGCTGAAGACGAAGATCCGACCGACACGCCAAAGGCTCAGGACGCCAAAATCGCCGCGCTAACCAAGCAAATTAAGACCCTGACCAAACAGGTGAAAGCGCAGGATACCGGCGCGCTGCTTAAAGAACTCGGTAAACGTAATGAGCTGGCCCAGCGCCTGACCCCATTCATTGGCGCGTTCGCGTGCGATTCCATGGATACCGTGGCGGTGGCGAAGTACGGCCTGGATAAACTCGGCATCAAAGGTACCGCAGCCGGGCATGAAGTATCCGCGCTGAATGCAGCGCTGGCGATGAAGTCCGCCGCACCACAAACCATCGTTGCATTCGGTCAGGATGCCGCGCCGACCAAAGCTAACGCTGTCTCTTCCGTAATTGATGATCTCTAAGGGGAACAGAATGACCTTTCAAAAAACCGTAGCCGACGATCTGGCATGGGGCATCCCTGGCGAGCAGGCGCTTGCGGGTGATGTACGTGCTGAGCCGGTACAACTGAAAACGACCTATAACGGTACTCCGGGTCAGCGTGCGCCTTTTGGTGCAGTGGCGCTGGTGCAGGCCGCTGGTGATAACGGCATCGTGTCCGTTGGTGGCGCAGGTACCTATATCGGCATCCTGTCCTCTCCTAAGCAGTTCGTTGCTTACACTGCACTCGGCGGCAACGCCCCGGGGATTGAAGCCGGTGCTCAGCTTGAAGCTTGCTCTCAGTCTCCAGGCATGTGGATGCAGCTGACCAGCGCCGCAGCAGTGGGTGATGCTATCGCCTACAAAGCAGACGGCACCTTGATAGCCGCTCCGGCATCCGCTGCGCCTGCCAGTTCGACGCTAATCCCTGGTTCCCGTGTCGTGCGCTACAACGTGACCACCGGTATCGCAGTGGTAGCCCTGCAACAGCTCCCGGTTCCGGCCGTAGCCCCTTAATCCAAGGAAAGAAAAATGCGCAAAACCTCTACGGTGCATAAGCGCCTGTCTCCTGCTGCCGCTGGTCTGCTGAAAAGCAAGCTGCGCGGCGTAGCGATGGACTCAGCGGATAATGTCCGCTCCCTCGCCAAAGTGGGGATTCATGTCTCTGACTTCGCCGCCCAGTCCTACGCGCAGGCGTATGGCATGGACGCCGCCGTCAGCATTCCCGGCCTGACTGTTAACGCTGCCCAGGGTAACAGTCCGTATATGCAGTTCCTGCAGTCGTGGCTGCCTGGTCAGGTGCAGGTGATCACCGCCGCCCGTAAGGCTGATGAGCTGATGGGTGTCGTGACCGCAGGTGCGTGGGAAGACGAAGAAATCATCCAGGAAATTCTGGAGCTGGTCGGCGTGGCCCAGCCATATACCGACCATGGCAACATTCCGCTGTCCAGCTGGAACCTGACCTATGAGAAGCGCGGCGTTGTGCGCTTTGAAGAAGGTTTCCAGGTTGGTGAGCTGGAAGGCCTGCGCTCTGGACGCATCGGCGTTAACTCTGCTGATGCTAAACGGCAGGCTGCGTCTCTGGCGCTGGAAATCTCACGTAACCGCGTGGCGTTCTTTGGCTACAACGGTGCGACCTCTTACCCGATCTACGGCTACATGAACGACCCGAACCTGCCAGCCTACGTTACTGTCCCGGCAGGCGCAGCTGGCGCCACTTGGGATAAGAAGACATTTTCCGAGCAAGTGCGTGACATCCTGACCGGCCTGTCAGCCCTGCGTGTCCAGTCGAAAGAGGTTATCGACCCAACCGCAACGCCGATCATCATGGCGGTAGCGTCTGAGAAGGTGGACTTCCTGTCTACCCCGAACGACCTGGGTGAAACAGCCTACGACTGGCTGAAGCAGAACTACCCGAACGTGACCGTGAAATCAGCTATTGAGCTGAACAACGCCAACGGCGGTGCTGACGTGTTCTATCTCTATGCAGAAACTGTTGGCGATTCTGGAACTGATGGCGGCGGCGTCATCGACCAGATCGTTCCGTCTCGTTTCCGCGCTCTGGGTGTCGACACGTCCTGCAAGATGGTAACTGAAGACTTTACCAACGCCACAGCTGGCGTTCTGGTGAAGCGCCCGTTCGCAATTTATCGCGCCAGCGGTATCTGATTAACAGGGGCTTCGGCCCCTTTCTTTTGGAGATCACCATGCCAGTCGTTTACTCATCCTGCACCGCAGATAACTTTTTCCCGGTATGGAAAAACCACCCCCGCAAGGCAACCTACGACAAAGGCGTGCTGATTAAAGGGGGCGCTAACTCGATGAACAATAAAACCATGATCACACCGCGAGGTGCGGCCACCTCGATAAGCGCTGAAGAACTGGAATTGCTGAAAGCAGATCCGGCTTTCCAGGGCTTCGTTGAGCGTGGCTTTATGTCCGTCGACGAGAAGGGTAAGCACACGTATGACGCCGATGAAAAAGGTGCGGATATGCCGAAAGATAAGTCCGCCCAGGACACAGACGCCGACTACAAAGCCATGGGCAAGAAGGCTCCCAAAGAGGAGAAATAACCCATGATCGACGTCGAAGAGTTCCGCCTGAAATTCCCGGCGTTCGCCAACCCAGTGTTGTATCCAACCGATAGTATTCTGCTGATGGCCGACATGACGGATTGTTACATCGACGTCGGTAATCGCTGGTTCCGCTGCGTGAAATGCCAGGAGCTCATGACAGAGCTTCTTACCGCACATCTTCTGCTGCTGAATGGCACTCCTATGGCGCCAGCCAACGGAGCCACAGGGATTATCAGTAACGCCACTGTAGGGTCGGTTAGCGTTGGTTTTGCCAGCGCGGCAGCCAATAAGGGCGCGTTCATGTCGTGGCTGGGAAAGACGGCATACGGTGAGCAACTTGCCGCATTGCTGGCGCGGCTGTCAGTTGGCCTTGGCTATATCGGTGGCGCTCCGGAGCGTCGTGCATTCAGAAAGGTTGGCGGGAGGTTCTAATGGGCAGAGGTCTGGATGAGCTGGTTAAGCGCGTGCAGGAGATGGGGCGACTGAAGGCTGAGGTCGGCTGGATGGATACCGCCAAGTATCCTGATGGCACTCCAGTAGCACTGGTAGCGCAGACGCAGGAATACGGAAGCCCTGCCAGGCATATTCCTCCCAGACCATTTGTCAGGCCAACCGTAGCTGCTGAAAAGGGTAACTGGTCCCGCCAGATGGGGATTGGTGTGAGGGCTGTGGCAAGCGGTGCTCGCTCATCTGAGCAGGTCTTTGTCGCCATTGGCGAACTGGCAGCCGGGGATGTCCGAATGACCATCACGCAAATCAGCTCACCACCGATTACTGAATCAACCAGTAAGGCGCGTGCGGCCCAAGGTCTTGAGGCAGAGAAACCACTGCAAGCTACCGGCCTGATGCTGGCATCCTGCACTTCAATCGTTAAGGAGAAATGATGTTTGTTCCTGGCTCAAACCTTCTCGGTATGGCGATGTCCGTAATTAAACCAACCGCTGGCGTTCAAATTAAGCGCTTCCTCGGGCAGCAAGAGAACGACTTTGGTAAAACCATCAACTCCTACAGTGCGCCGGAGACTCTTTACGGTGCATCCGTCCAGCCGCTGTCATTCCGCGACATCCAGCAGATGGGGCTTACCACCGGCCGCCAGTACATCACCGCATGGATTCAAACCGGTGCGCACTCAGCTTATCGTGGTGGTGCTGCCGATCTGATTCTTTGGGATGGGGATGAATGGGAGATCCTTGACCCTACATCCTGGTTAAAACAGGACGGCTGGAGTCAGCCGGTCGCGGTACGACAATGAACGCGATATACAAACTCATCCGCGAAGTGCTGATCGTCGGGTTTGCCGGACAGGGCATGACGGTGAGGGTGATGCAAAGCTATTCCGGTGTGTCGACCGGGCCGCCGGCTGTACCCGCAATCATCATGCACCACATTACCAGTGAGCGTGTCGGCTGGCAGTCCAGGAAGTCCAGGGTGGCGAGCGGCAACCCAGAAATAATCGAGCACCAGAATGTTGCTGAGACTATTCAGTTTAACGCGGTGCTGCCATTCGTGAAGCCAGAAGACGAAACCGTTGATACACCAACAGTTCAGGGTGTGCTAACAACCGCCTCGCTGATCCTTCAAAGTCATTCGATGCTCACTGCGCTAAAAGCTGCGGGCATGGGCATGCAGGTAGTGAAGCCCATTACCTCCAATTACATTCAGAACGAGGCCGAGCAGTGGGAGAACGTCCCGAGCTTCGATCTGATCATCTGTCACAAACTCACACTAACCCATGACGTGGGCAAGGTTGAGCAAATCACCAGCGGGATATACCGCGTTTAACGAGGATTGCTGATGAGCATCTCTATTAGAAAATACGTGGACATTAAGTCCGGCGTAGGAGGCAGCGCGGCCGTTAAAGAGCGCGAGCTTATCCTTCGTCTGTTCACGAAGGACACGAAGGTTCCTGCTGGCGTAGTGATGGAATTTACCGACATTAACGATGTGGCCACGACCTTTGGTACCGTGTCTGAGGAGTACAAACGCGCTGCGCTGTATTTTGGCTTTGTGTCGAAGATCATCACCAAAGCAAAAAAAATCGCCTTCGCGCATTACAGCGATGCTTCTTCTGCAGCGGCCCCGGGTATTGTCGGCGGCACTCCGATGACCACCATCGCGACCTGGCAGGCCATCACTGACGGCTCTGTTCGTATCACTGTTGGACAGTCTGATTACCTGCTTGACGATCTCGACTTCTCTTCAGCTGCTGCTTTGGCTGATGTGGCAACTGCTATCCAGACCAAACTCCGGGGCATTCTCGGCGGCGCGACGGTTACTTACGACTCTTTGGCGCAAAAGTTCAGCGCGTCGTTTGTTGGCCATGATGTTCCTGCGGCGGTAAACGTGATTGCTGCGGGTACCGGTGTTGATATCGCCGACAACCTTGGCTGGACCGTCGCGAAAGGTATGGTTACCTCTCCGGGGTCAAATGCCACTACCGTCCTCGATTACGTGATCGAGGCGGATGAAATCAGCGACAATTACGGCTCATTCGCTTTCTGCGGCGCCGCGCTTACTCATGACATCGTGCAGGGGATTGCGGCGTGGAACGCAACGCAGAACGTTAAATACATGTACCTGGTGCCGGTGACCATGGCTGATTACGGCACGTGGTATGGGACACTGCAAACCTATAGCGGCTGTGCGATGACTATCGTCAACGACGCCAACACGGAGTTTGATGAGCAAATCCCCGGCATTATCCTTGGCGCCACCGACTACAAACAGCGCAACGCCAGCCAGAACTACATGTTCCAGCAGGTGTCCGGTATCACTCCGAAGGTGGACAGTAATACTGACGCCAATACGATCGATACCGACACGCGTGTGAACTATTACGGTCGCACGAAGAATGCTGGCCAGGCCATCGACTTTTACCAGAACGGCTATCTGTGCGGCATCAGTACGGACCCTCTGCAGATGAACGTTTACGCCAACGAGCAGTGGTTTAAGTCGGCTGCGACCGCCGTGTTGATGTCTGGTCTTCTGTCGTTGCCAATCATCCCGGCAACGGAAGAAGGGCGTGCTATCGTGATCAGCCTGCTTAACGGCGGTGATGATGCGCCAATCCCGCGCGCGCAGTTCAACGGTACGATCAAGGCCGAGAAGGATTTAACGGTTACGCAGAAGGCTTACGTCACCCAAATCACTGGTGACCCGCTGGCCTGGCACCAGGTGCAGTCGATTGGCTACTGGCTGGATGCCACCGTGCAGCAGGAATCGCAGACGAACGGCACTATCAAATACGTTATCGACTATCTGCTGGTCTACTCGAAGGCCGATGCGGTAAACAAGATCACCGGTCGGGATATCCTGATTTAACGAACCTGATAAGGCTGCCTTACGCAGCCTTTTTTCTGGAGATAACAGATGCAAGACATCGCAGGCTTTGGCCTACAGGTTCGCGTAATCGCGAGCAAGACGTATCCTTCCGGGTTCACTGTCACTGAGTTCGCTGATGATGCTGACCCGTTCGACCTGCCCACCTTGCAGATCAACGATGCAGCTATGGGGCTCAACGGCGATATGGTTCACTGGTCTAAGGCTAACCCAATTCCACTGGCAATTGCGGTGATCCCCGGCGGTGAAGATGACAAGAATCTGGCCGTCGTATTTGAAGCCAACCGTGCTGCGCGCGGTAAGCGCCCCGCAAAAGATACCATCACCATCGTTGGTACGTATCCGAATGGCTCCACCATTACGCTTACTCCGGGTATTATTTTTGATGGTCTCCCGGGTAACGCTGTGGCGTCAGCTGGTCGTATGAAATCGAAGGTCTATAACTTCCGCTTTGAAGGCATGAGCCGGGTAGAGGTGTAACGTGGCTGAGTTACTGGAAGCGAAAAACGTCACGGTGAAAGACCGGGCCGGTAACGATGTGCCGTTTATCATCGGTAAGTTCCCGGCCATTGCAGCGCGCGAGATTGCCGCAAAATACCCAACCTCGATTGCCGCACTGGCGAAGCAGTGGGAGGAGAACCAGTACGCTGAGAGTGAGAAGATCATGCTCAAGGCGATGACATTCGTTGAGCGCGTCCTGGACGATGGTTCTACCATCCGTTTAAGCACCGCGGCCCTGGTCGATAACCACGTTCCCGATGGTGAAGCGCTAATGCGTCTTGAGAAAGAGCTGCTCGAATACAACTTCTCTTTCTTCGAAAAGTTCACCCGCTCCATTTCCTCCGGCGGTATCGTGCAGAATATGATCAAGTTGATTACGTCAACGCTGACCAGTTCATTGCAACAATCCTCTCGGCAGGACAAGCAACCCTGACAGAACTGAAGACCTCCGTCACGCTGGAGGAGGCCTTTAGCCTTTGGGAAATTGTCGTGACCACCCGGTTTAACGAATGGTGGGCAATGGAGCAGGTGAAAAATAAACGTTAGAAAACAACCATCCTTCTGGCATTATCATCTGAGATAGTCACAATAATAATGAGGATGTTATGAAGAAGTTGATGGTTGTTTTGGCATTAAGTGTAATCGTAGTTGCAACATCTGCAGAGGCGGGGCGCGGTCGTAAACCTTGTTCTGGTTCTAAGGGCGGGATTTCACACTGCACCAAGAGTGGAAAGTTTGTCTGTAACGATGGTAGCGTTAGTCAGTCCAAGAAGATTTGCCAATAAGATAAAGCCCACTTGGCGTGGGCTACTTTTAACCGTGCTTAACAGTAGGCATCCAAATATTCTTGAATGGAGAAATTAACCTTCGGTTGTTTCCATACAAAACGGATAACACCGATTACTATCAGAATAAGCGATAGCCCAGGCAGGGATTTTGCGAATAGGAATGCTGCGATAAACCATAAGAGCAAGAAAGAAAATTTGTACTTCCATCCATAATGTACTTTTCCGCCACCTTTAGACCAGCCACGCCGAACTTTATATGGGGCTTTCATGTATTCACCTGAGTGAATGACGAGGCCAGAAAACTGATTTTTATCAATAGCCGCAGAACCATTTTTCTTCGCTGAAGCAAGCGATGCTGTCCAGGACATTCCGCTTCCAGGTATCCCGATAGTTGCTCTCGGGTTTTTACCGCCAATATTTAAAGACGCACCAGGCTTACCAAGGGTCATGCTGGAGATGCCTTTTTTGCTGATATTTAGGCTAATGCCTGGAGCAATTCTTATTTTCTTTCTAAATCTGAATGCCATTTCCCCTCCCATATGGTGTGGTTTTATGGCCTAAAAATACCTTAAATTCTAGCCCTATAAAATTTATTTATTTTGGAGTAAGCATGGGCGTACTTGACACATTCGTCTTTCTTCTTGAGACAGATAACAAAAACGCCCTAAAAGGCCTGAATGATACGGATCATGCTTTGGATGATGTCCAGGATGGTTCTAAAAATGCTCATAAAGAACTTATGAACATCTTCGCAGGGGTCGGCGAAAAGGCTGGAATTACTACAGAGAGTTTAAAGGGGTTGGCTATAGCTGCAATTGGCATAGCTGGCGCTGGACTTTCACTGAATGCCGTTCTTGATCGCACTACAGAGATGCTGGGGAAGGTTCATGCGGCAGAAACTGTTGGCGTAAATGTTGGCCAGTATGATGCGCTGTCACGAACTTTTCAGACGCTTGGCGTGGATGCTGACGGTTTCCGCGACTCGATGATCGACCTCAACGAGGCCATGGGTGAAGCCGCGTCGGACGCTAAATCAGGCAAAGCTGAGTCATTCAAAACATTCGGCATTAGCCTGAAGGACTCTCAAGGGAATATTAAGTCGGCAGATGAGGCGTTGCTTGAATTATCCGACACTATGTCAAAGATGGATAAGCAGCAGGCCACGTTCCAGATTAAGCAGCTTGGAATTACTGATAACGCCGTCATCGCCGCAATGATGAATGGCAGAAAAGAACTCGAGCGTCGCATTGAATTGCAGAAAACTCTCGGCGTTCTTAATGAGAAGGATGCTGCCCAGTTAAAAAACTTCAAGTCAGCGCAGGATGATCTCTCAGCAATTTTCGCCAGATTTGCTGACGTTTTGGCAATGACTGTTGTTCCTGCACTTGAGTTGCTTATCGATGTAACTATCTCAGTAATAAAATGGGCTCGAGAGCATAAAGGCGTTTTGATGGGAGTGTTCGGCGCTTTGGCATTAGTTGCCATTCCGGCGCTCACTACCGCGTTATGGGGGATGGCGCGAGCAGCATTGGCAGCTGTAGTTCCTTTTTTACCACTTATTGCAGTTGCTGTGGCTCTGGCTCTGGTCATTGACGACCTCTGGAATTATTTCACTGGGGGAGAGTCAGTTATTGGTGACCTGGCAGCTAAATTTCCGCTACTTAAATCAGCTCTCGATGGTGCAAGAGAAAGTGTCATTGGGGCATGGGAGGCGTTGAAACTCCTGTTCTCTGATCCATCAGCTTTCATGGATGTGCTGGTTTCAGAGCTGCAGGCCAGTTGGGATGAAATCGTTCAGGGTGTAGTCGATGCTGGCGATGCTATAGGAAAGGCTCTCAACAGTGCATGGGAGAAACTCACCGCTGACACCAAGAAAGTATTCAATGACCTGCTGTCATGGGTGAAGAGCATCTTCTCCCAGATAGGAGCCTACATTTCAGACGCCGTATCAAACGCAGGCAAGGCTGCCTATGACAAGTTGCCTGACTTCATGAAAAAGGCAATCAACGCCGTGAAGGGAGATGACGAACCGAAACCGGCACAGCCTACAACTGGCGGCGCGGCTGATGAAGTTAACCCAATCAAACAACCAATTCCGTCAGTGCAGGCCGCAAGCAGCTCTATGCAGGATATTGCCAACGCTCCGGCAATACCGGCAAACCCCGGTGCAGGTCGCACATCAAGCGTCAGTAACACACAGACCGTCAACGTCGCCAAGGTAGAAGTGACCACGCAGGCCACTGATGCGCAGGGGATCGCCAGCAGTATGACTGATGGGCTGAAGAATGCTTACGGAGATATGGCAAACCAGTATGACGACGGAAGGAGTCATTAATGTCCTCATTCTCAGACCTGATGAATACCGCATCCGGATCCCTGTCATCGTACAACATGGTGATGTCTTCATTCGCTGTGGATGTCGTACGGATTACGGATGAGTTCGGCGCGCAGATGTTCACTGAGTGCCGGGCTATGCGTGCTGCAGTGAATCGTTCTTCCGATCTGTGTGAGCATCCGCTGGAAACCGGCAACACCATCGCTGACTTTAAAATCATCAAACCTAACGTCGCGCAGCTCACGATGTTTATCCCGGCTGATGCGTATGGTTCGGTGTATAGCGACATTGAGCAGGCCTACGTCAACAGTACATCGCTGATCGTACAGACCCGCGCATCTTCTTATGCGGATATGGTTATCACCGACATGCCGCACGATGAGGCGCCAGACCTTGGTGACACGGTAGCTGTGACGCTAACCATAAAAGAGGTTCAGTGGTTCACATCGACCGTTGAAACGATGCCTGCCAAAGAGGTTGCGGTGTCCAGCAAGTCTGCGAAAACAGGCGGCACGGCCAAACCTGACGCCGACACCGTGAAGCAGGGGCAGAAACGCCCATCTGATGCCTCTCCGGCTACTCAGGAAAAATCCAGCTCCCTGGCCAAGGATATTAAGGACTGGTTCTGATGAAGCAAATCCCATTGAAGTCTTTCCCCAGACAGTCACTCTCCGTTGTCCTTGAGGGCGCTTTGTATGAGCTATCCCTCAAAGAGTGCAACGGCATCATGGCTGTCTCAGTCACTCGTGATGGCGCGGTAATCGTCAACAATCGCCGGGCGGTAGCGGGTGTGCCAATCATCCCGTCACGTTACCTCAATGACGGTAATTTTTTCATCATCACCGACAATGACGAGCTGCCGTACTACACCTCTTTTGAGGGTAGCGATGTTCTTGTCTGGATGACGAATGAGGAGATCGACAGTGCTTGATGGCCGTGTGCTAAAAATTGGCATCGAGATTAACGGGCAGATGAAGTTTTACGAAGGCGCGGCCGCCACGGCGAAGATTGTTAAAACGTCAGACGGAAAACAGAACAGCTGCCAGATAACACTTGATAACCTCCTTCTGGAAACCATCGATTACCTCGTTACCGAAACTTCCCCTTGGAACCCAAACCAGAAGCCTAAGCTGATTACCGTGATGGCCGGTCGCCAGTCAACCGGTGTAGAGAATATCTACAGCGGTGATGTTGTCCTGGCTGAGCCTGGTATGCCGCCAGATCGCCGACTCACCATGAAGGCTCTAACCCAGAACGGGGCGAAGTACAAATGGGCGTCGCGTTCGTCTCCGAAGACAACCCAGCTCTCCGAATTGTGTAAGGGGGTGGCGAAAGACTACGACCTGACTCTGCGGTTTGAGGCCAAAGACAAGACCGTTGCCAACTACGTCTATAACGGACCCGTCGGCAAGCAGATACAAAAGCTTGAGCAGGTGGGTGATGTTGACTGCTTTATTGACGATGACTTCCTGGTGGTTAAAGACCTTGGGAAAGGGATGAAGGGCGAAGTGAGGGTAATCTCGTCGGCTACCGGAATGATTGGCAACCCGGTTCTGGATGATAAAGGCGTTAAGGTGCGTATGCTGTTTGATCCGTCAGTAAAGCTTGGGCAACAGATTGAAATTCAGTCCTCGGTCAACAAAGCCGCAAATGGTCAGTACGTGATTTACAACTGGGCCGCCAGCCTGGCGACGCACGAAAACGACTGGTATCTCGATCTGTCCTGCAACAACGACAACATCACATCAATAGCCGAAAAACGCGAGGCGCAGAAGAAAGCTGATGCCAAATCCAACTCCAAGCCAAAAGCCGGGACAAAGTGACAGCCTTTCCGGCTCGATGGACCTGGTGCTGAGAAAGTTTTTGCTAGATGTCGATGACATGTTGCCGGCAAGAATCGTGTCGTATAACCCCCCGCCGGTTAATCGGGCGCAAATAGAAATTCTCTATAAAGTCACCATGACGGATGGCTCCCTGAATCCACTCATGGCACCCGCAGAGGTTCCGGTGCTGACAATCGGTGGCGGTGGAATGTGCCTTACGTTTCCGATAAAGCCCGGCGACCTGGGATGGATAAAGGCCAGCGACAGGGATATGTCGTTATTCCTGCAGAGTTATGAAGCGGAGCCGGGCAATACAACCCGGCTTCACTGTTTTGAGGACGGCGTCTTTATACCGGATGTAATGAAGGACTTTGTTGTCAGCGATGGTGCAGCGGCCACGCTACAGACTATCGACGGCACGACATCAGTAGCGGTTAAGCCAGGTAGCATAGCGCTGACAGCGGGCTCCACTGTCGTGTCGATAACTGAAAGCGGTATTGAGTCCAATAAGCCGATAAAAGCGCCACAATTCACTGACGGCACCATCAATACGTTTGGTCACGTCCATAACAATCCGGAGGGCGGCAACGTAGGGCCGATGAAGAACCCATGAAGACATTAGCCACCAACAATGACTTTGATATCTACCGGGATAACTCCCGAAACATCGCAATGGTTACTGATCTTCAGGCCGTTATTCAGACATGCGAACACGTAGCCAGGACAAAGCTAACTGAGTTGCCTTACGCGCAGTCGCGCGGTATCCCGTTCTTCGATATTGCACTGGGGTCTCAACCAGACGTTAGCTTGTACGACATGTTCCTGCGAAAGGTCTACAAGACTGTTCCGGGTGTTGAAGGGGTGGGGAACATTAATTTCTCAAAAAACGGCGACACACTGAGTTACACCGCCCAGATAAGAACGATTTACGGAACGGAGAGCGCAAGTGGAATCATATAAATACCTCTCGCCAGAAGGTGTGATCGTCCCGGATACATCGCAAATCCTGACTGATACAGAGAATGAGTGGAAAGCCACTTTTGGTAGCGATCTGGATGTTACGCCAGACACACCGCAGGGCATGATCATCGCCAGCGACGTTGCAGTTCGTTCGGAGGTTGTTGCGAACAATGCTGCCGTAGCAAACCAGATTAACCCTAACTATGCAGGCGGCCTGTTCCTGGATGATATCTGGGCGTTAACAGGAGGGAAGCGCCGGGCCTCAACATATACCATCGTTGATGGGGTGGCGCTAACAGGCGTACCTGGCGTGGTGATACCGTCCGGTTCAAGGCGCTCATCAAATGGAAATCTGTTTGAACTGCTTTCTACCGTCGCGCTGGATAACTCAGGGAAGGGAACCGGTATATTTCAGGCTCTGGAGCCAGGAGAAATTCCTTGCCCTGCTCATACGCTGAAAGACCCTGTCGTTGGGTACACGTCTGTAGGCTGGGAAACATCGGATAACCCGGTTGCAGGGACAATGGGTACTGAAGAGCAGTCAGACCTGTCAGCAAGAAAAGAACGGCGCCAGACTCTGGCCATTCAAGGTCGATCCATTGGAGAGGCTGTCTATTCAAATGTCAGGGCGGTGGTAGGGGTTAATTCGCTGTCGTTTCGTGAGAACGTAGACAGTACGACAAAAACGATTGATGGGATTAGCCTTATTGGCCATTCAGTATGGGCATGCGTTGATGGCGGGGAAGATGCAGCTGTTGCTGCGACACTCTACCGAGCTAAAACAGGCGGAGCTGCGTGGAATGGAGCAGTCAGTGTTGATGTAACAGATGTCTGGTCTGGGCAGAAATCAACGGTCAAGTTTGACAGGCCTACAGCAAAACCGGTAATGGCGAAATTTACGGTTGTCTCTAAAGGTGTTGGTACAGGCGATCCCACATCACTTATCAAAGATACCATCGTGAAATATGCAAGCGGGCAACTCGATAATGGTGAAGAAGGATTTACTCTCGGTACCGACGTATCTCCGTTCGAATTGTCAGCCGCGGCTAACACTGCCTCACCTCAAATATTTATTAAAAGTGTTGAGATAGCGAATAAAGCGACTACTCCTACCTGGTCAAAAGATGATATTGCGATAGGACTAAACGAGAAGGCCACTATTCAGGTTGACGATATTCTTGTGGTGACAACATGAATATTCAACAGTTCGACTTCTCTCTGGATTTGATGAAGGTTTTAAAGTGGGAGTATGACCAGGCACCGAACCTGTCGAATATTTTTAACCTGAAGCAGAAATGGTATGACGATAATCATCAGGTTTTCTGGACCTCATGGGAAAAGGATGTATTCAATCTATTTACCGCTAATGATTTCGGGCTGAATGTCTGGGCTATTATCCTTAACCTACCTCTTTATACCGAATCAAAAGCGAGCCCCACCAACTATCCAGCATTCGGGTTCGCCGATTTTGGACTGAATTTCGGCAGAAGTAACTTCGCGGTTGATGTTGACTCAGTAAATAAACTTACGGTAGAGCAAAAACGACAATTACTTCGCATGCGTTGGTGGCAGATAACTTCTGATGGTTCAATGCCTTCCATAAACCATGCTTTATATGACGTGTTCGGGAAAGATGTCTACGCACTCGACGGTCAGGACATGACGATAACCGTTGTTTATCAAATTATCCTTCCAGATATTATGATGAGGCTCCTTCAGGATTTCGACCTCATCCCCAGAGCATCAGGCGTCAAATTCAACCATCTTGTTAAACCGCGAGATGCTTTTGGGTTTGCTGAGTATAACCTAAACTTCGATCAGAATAATTCACAATTTGGGAGTTAATATGACTTCATTTATTAAGGTCCCCTTTGCATCATCAGGGGATAAATCTGCTGTGCCTGACACTGATGCTGGAGGCGGTGTAAATATGACGCAGGGGTATGGTCAGGCTTACTCTTTGGATCCTGCCACTGACCCATCAGCAAAACGAATTGAACGCGACAAGATGAACTGGTTATTCAACAGAATAACTCAGGCAATTAATGAAATTCAGTCAGGCGGAGTGGCGCCTTTTATTACCAGCGCAGATAATGGAGGAGCTGCTTTCTCTTATGGTAAAGGAGCTTTAGTTTCGTTGGGCGGGGTTGTTTATCAGTCTTTGGTGGCGAGCAATACAAGCACTCCACCTGGCGCGAACTGGTCAGCATTGCCAGAGAAAATACAACCACTCGATGCCACCTTAACAGCACTTGCTGGTCTTGTTGGTGCAGCCAATAAACTCCCGTACTTCAACGGGACTGATACCGCCACGCTGACTGACCTGACATCTGTCGGGCGAGATATCATTGGCAAGACTGACGTTACTGCTGTTCTCCAATACCTTGGTTTAACTACAGCGCTGGCAGCTAAGCAGCCGCTGGATGCCACTTTGACAGCACTGGCCGGGCTGGCGAATGGGGCCAACAAACTGCCTTATTTCACGGGTACGGATACGATGGCCGTTGCTGACCTGTCAGCATTTGTCCGCGCTATGCTGGGGAAAGCGGATGCAACTGCCGTACTTTCATATCTTGGTTTGGTAGGAGGCCTGGCAAGCGATGCGGTCGGACGGCTGATTGGCGTTAAGATTATTACGGCTTCCACGACATACGCAGCAACGCCTGGCACGAAAAAAGTGCTGGCAATCATTACCGGGGGTGGTGGGGCTGGCGGTAGCTGCTCTGCAACAACCACAGGCTCCACTTTCTCTGGCGCTGGAGGAGGCGCGGGGGGGACTTGTATCGGCCTCCTTAACCTTGCTGATGCCACAAATAAAGCAATCACGATAGGTGCTGGCGGTGCTGCGGAACTTGCTGGCGGGAGCACTACGTTCGCAGGAATGGCCGCAGGGGGCGGGGGTGGCGGTGGATACACAAGCGTAACATCCACGCCTGGTGGTACAAGTGGTACGGCAACTGGCGGCATCATGAATATCCCAGGTGGTCATGGAGGAGATGGCCAGTCAGGAGCTTACCTAATTAGCGGAATGGGTGGTGGTAGTTTGTGGGGAACTGGAGGCCGCTCTGGTCAAAATGCTGGAATTTCTTCAATTGTGTATGGTGCAGGTGGTGGCGGAGCTTACGATACTGGCTTCTCAGGTACTAAGCGTAATGGTGGGAATGGTGCGCCCGGCGTGGCAGTAATACTGGAGTTTGCATAATGAACAATGTTTACGCAATCGTAAAAAATGAGTCCGTAATTAACGTTATTATGTGGGAAGGTGAACCTGACTGGGCACCAGACAAGGGGGAAGCCATTCGCGCACCTGACGGGGTTGGGATAGGCTGGGGCTATGCAAACGGGCAATTTACCGCGCCGCCAGAACCTGAATTAACCCCTGACGAGCTTGCGGCTAAAAACCTACTTACCGCGCAAGCTGCATATGAGAATGCATCAAATAAAATCACAGCGTTGAATGAGCAGATTCAGGATGATGATTTTGACGGTACGACAGAAGTGACGGTAAAAGCTGAACTGGCTGCCTGGACCAATTATCGGAAAGATCTTCGCGCGTACATCAAAAATGCTGATGGCAACCAACCTTTACCTACCGCACCGCCAGAGGTTTTGAATTAATTTATAGATGAACGTTTACGAAAATGAATATCCGCCACAGCGTAATCAAGACGTAACTGTGGCGGGTATTGAAATTCTTCACTCCCTCACTAACCAGAATTCAGCCTCTTCAAACATTTCCTGAACAGTACGGCTTATTTGTTCCTTCTCATGCTTGCTGGCGTCAGTGTTGATCGCCGGCAGTGTCATCATCGGTTTAACCCGAACATCAGCGTCAGGGAAGATGCGGTGTACTCTTTTGCTTAACTCCCCCAGAATGATGTCCTTTGCACCGGGTAAACCATCAAAATTCCTTTTGTCATAAACGAGTTCCACAAACATTATGAATCACCTCTTTACTGGATATATATACAGTATTTATACTGTGTTTTTATTCGGTATTCAAGAGAGGGCGTAATGATGCCACGACGCAGCGATATTGAAATGGCCTGGTATGCTTCGATACAGCAGGAACCGAATGGCCGGAAGACCGTCACCACGCAACGGTTTGTCCAGGAGCTGAGCAAGGTTAACTGGAACTGGACAATGAAGCAGGCCAACGAATGGATCGAGTGGTATGTGACAACATTCCGCGATGTATCAACGCAGGAAGGGGAGAACCGTACCTTTCAGTTGTTCAATCCAAACGGAGGACTATAGTCATGGGCTTCCCGTCACCTGCCAGTGATTACGTTGAAACAAAGATTTCACTCGATCAGCAGCTAATCAGCCAGCCAGCTGCGACTTATTTCATGCGGGCATCGCGTTCACATTTCAGGGAAGGGATACTGCAGGGTGCGCTGCTTGTCGTCGACTCTTCGCTGTCGCCCTGTGATGGCTCGCTGCTGATATGCGCGATAGATGGGGAATTCAGGATCAAGCGATACCGAACTCACCCCCAGCCCCACCTGATAAATCTGGAGAACAGGAGAAGGGAGGAGTTGCCAGTAGACGATGATAGCTACAGTTCTTCACATACTGTATTCGGGGTGATCACTTACATTATCAATAATGCCAGGACTGCAGAGTTTGATGACTGCCCGGTGATGTGAGTACCGAAATTATGCAATGTAGTTGATGCCCTGCGTCGGGGTTTTTCCCCGATAATTCCCCATTGCTTCCCCGTACAGAAAACAGGCATAAAAAAACCAGCCGTAAAGGCTGGTTCTTAAAGGAGTTTCTGGTCGGCACGAGAGGATTTGAACCTCCGACCCCCGACACCCCATGTCGGCTACTCTAAGCCGTAGTATTTTTTTAAGGCTAACGTGGCCACTTCTGTAACGACGGCAATTCCTATTCCCATTGCACCATGCGCTGCTTTTCCAACGACATTAGCAAGCCAGTTACTTACGGATTGCCCATAATTTCCGTTTCTGGGTGCAATTGGACCATCTGAAGTAATCGCTATTTCTAAATCTCGGACATCATCTTGAGAGAATCCTTGTTCCGTTAAATATTTTTTTAACGACTCAAGATCATTCTTTGAAATGTTATTTGTAACCGAGATATTATTCTCATTACCAAAATTAATAACTGTATTATCACCAAAAATAGAGTTATGAAATAGCGATGCGGTATCAATATTTTTAAGCTTTTCCATCATTGATTTTTCTCCAGGAATTTCATCAACATGATCTGAAAGCTCAAGGGTAAAGTCCAATAACCTTGATCTAACTTGTGTTAAAATTGATACAAAATTATGTAGTGCGATTTCTTTATAGCACCGAGTCATTTCATACCCCCGTTCGATACTTTTACAGTATTTTAAGTATGCAATATCTAAGGGGATTGGCTGCTGAAGTGTATGGTTATCGCCTGCATTCAGCACTAAGTTTTCTACTTGGCTTATGGATAACCGGACTTCACTTTGAGTTGCATCCTCATAGTCATCGTCTTCAAGATAACCGATCGGCAATGGGAAGGCATTATAGCGGCGAACCCCGTTGTTGAGATCCGCTAGTATTCTGGTGGATACGATTCTGTAGTCAGGAAGTTGAGCATTATCTGGATAGCCATTGATCTCATAATTGACCCACGCAGCAAGCTCTTTTTTGCCTATTGAAAAAAGAAGGATCTTAGTTTTCAGAAGAGCGTTTGTTACGCCTTCGTTTCCTGAACTGAGTATCTGTATGATTTCTTCAAGCTGATTCAT